TGTCGGACAAACTTAGGATAACTCTTCCTAGAGAAAGTATAACAGCAATAGGGGCTTTGACTTGTCGGGCTTGGAATGGAGATCCTTCTTCAATTGAAGCTGTTAAAAAATTAAAACAAATTGAAGGAATTGGCCTTAATTTAGGGGCAGTAGAATTTAAATTTGGTTTTGATAGAATGGTTTTATATGATAATGCCGTTAAGGAGATATTAAAAATAAAACCAGATGCCATAATAATGCAATTAGGAGCTGGTTTATGCACTAGGTTTGAAAGAATTGATAATGGGTTAGTTACTTGGATTGATGTTGATCATCCTGAAATTGGTTTTTTAAGAAGACAAATTTTTGATACAAGTAGCCCACGATATCATTTTATACCTTTTGACCTTAGAAATGACATGGCAGTTTATAATGGAGAGCCAAGAAGTCTTTTTGATATTGATGTTGATTTTATAGTTGCTGAAGCTGTACTTTGTTATCTTCAGGAAAAAAGGGCAATTGAGATTGTAAAGAAGTTCAAAAAGCCTTATGCTTTTGATGCAATTGGACCTAAAAGGACTGTTGAATTAGGTCAAGAACAATATTGGCAAATTGATGAAAAATGGACAAGATGGGGTTTTTTGAATAAACGAAAAGTTACTGAATTTGATGTAGATCTTGAAGAAAGACAGTCATTGTTTATAGAAGGTGACCCATGACAAATTGGATATTTGCAAATTTAAAGTCAACAATAACATACTGGTCGCCGGGGGCGAGAGATGGGTTTGGTCAAATCACTTTCAGTAAATCAACTATCAAAGGACGTTGGGTAGATAAAGCGGAGCAATTTAATGATAGAGAAGGCCAAGAGGTTACTAGCTCTGCTATTGTGTATCTTCGCACTGACGTTTCTTTGGATGGTTATCTTCTTAACGGCAGCTCCACAGCTTCTGATCCTACGACTCTTACAGATGACGCATACCAAGTACGAGCGTTTAAGAAAACACCGGATCTTAAAATGACTGGGGTTTATGAAAGAAAGGCGTTTCTCTAATGGCGTTGCCGGAATCTGACCTGCAATTTACTGTAAGCGTTAAAAAGGATAAGTCTATCGATCCTGATGAGTGGGTACGTCTTGTTAAGGATTCTTTGACTTCGGCTGATGATTTGCTTTCTAAGTCAGGAAAAGGAACAAACGCAAAATTTAAATACACAAAAAAGAGTGCTAACGCTTCCTTAAAACCCATAGAAAAAAAGATGAGGGCCATTTTAAAAAAGATGGATGGGGCAACGGAGACTGCATTAAGAGATGTATTAGAACAGATTAAATCTGAAGCAGTTCAGCTCACACCAGAAGATACAGGAAAACTTAGGGCTTCAGCTTTTGTTGCAACAGATATTTTGAAAACAGTCGTTCAAGGTCGTGTTGGGTATAACATCATAGATGGTTTAGTTCCCTCTGGTGTTCAGACAGGGGTAAATTACGCTGTATTTATTCATGAAAACAGAATGGCTAATTTTAGGGTAGGGCAAGCTGGGTTTCTTTTAGAAGCAATGAATAGACATGCTGGTGATGTTGGCACAGCACTTAGCATCAAATTAGGAGTTGAAAGACATGGCCTCTAATGGTGCAGCAGAAGATCTCGCTACCCAGCTTCAAACCGCTGGAGCGGGTACTATAGCTTCAACATCAGGCTGGAGAATTGGCATCTCTTATGAACCTGATGGGGCTGGAATACAAGATACCACGATTACGGCATTTGATACGGGTGGGCTTTCACCTAATCCTAAGTGGTTATTGGACCAACCGTCGGTTCAAATACGTGTCAGGGGTGCTCCAATGGGTTACCAAGCGGCCTACGATAAGGCTAGGGAGTGCATGAACGCCCTGCTGGGGCTAACCCCAGCCACGATAAATGGCACTTATTACGCTGGTGTCGTGGCTCTTGGGGATATAAACCATATATCGAATGATGAGAGTGACAGACCAATCCTCACACTTAATTTACGCGCTTTCCGTGAACCGGCTACTGGAACAAACAGGACATCGTTATGACTGTAGGCACAACTGAAGAAACAGTTCCGTCTTTTACTGATCCAACGGAGTGGCTTTTTGGTTTCGTTGAGGGATTGCGAACAAGAAAGTTTTACGGTAGAGTCGTATTCGAAATGAAGGCGGGTGAAGTCTTCCTTATACGTAAGGAAGAAACTGTCAAACCACCTTTATAGAGGGTAGTGGAAGAACCAAGCCCGACAGGATTCATTGAAAGGGTTTTATTATGAGCCAGGTCGGCTATCAAAAGGTTATCCAGGTCAAAACCACTGCCACTACCGCCTATACTGCTTTGAAGGCAAATACGTCTTCCTTGACTTTAGGCGCAGAGCTTTTGGATGATACGGATTTCACGAGCACAGGCTGGAGAAGCCGGGCTCAGGGGCTTCGTGATTGGAATGTTTCGGCTACTGTTTTTTGGGGTTCTACCGAATCAGGCGTTACCCTCCTGAGGAATGCTTTTCTCAACGCCACTAGGCTTGATGTTCAGTATCTTCCTAATGGAACTGCTGGTTATGCTGGAACCGCTTATGTTGAGAATTTCACCAATAGTGGTGATGTTGGTGGCTTGGAAACGATTGATGTTTCGTTGCAACCTGCTACGGCATCTATGACCACCGTTTAATTCTTCTTTTTAAATGGAGGTAACTGATGGCTCAAGCAGCATATTTAACGACAGTTCAAAAATCAGGAACTACGACCGCTATGACATCGGAAGCGATGGCTACAGCGACTACGGTTTCTGGCACCTACCAAATTACCAACTCTGCTAAAAGAGTGTGGGAAAGAACAGCATCCTTTACGATTAGGATTGCTGGTTCCACTGTTGGTGTCCCTGCTGATACGTCAGTAACGTGGGATTACCTTTTTGGTAAAGTCACTTTTACGACCACTCAAGCGGGTGCAAGGACCATCACTGGTTCCTATCTTCCCATGACAGATGTTGCTGGGGCAAATAGTTATACCCTATCAGCATCTAGAGAATTGGTAGATGATACTGATTTTAGTTCTACTGGCTGGCGTTCTAAAGCCGTGGCTCTGAAAGATGTGTCCCTTACTATGAGTAGATGGGCGGGGGTTGATACAGCTTTCTTTGACCTTATCAACGGGGCTACCCCTGTGATGTGTGAAGTTAAGCCGGGCAGTGGAACCCTTGCCGCGCGTGGTTGGTTCCTAGTTTCTGGTGACGTTCGTAGTGGTGATGTTGCTACCCTTGAGACCGCTGAACTTACATTCGACCTTGACCAATCAACCGCAGCTTCATTTGGTTGGGATAATCAGTAAATGGTTTTTTGAAGCTTAAACCCTAAAAGCCCAAAGGAGAGAATCCATGGCTAAACCCCTTAAAAAAGAATTAAAAGAGACAGTTAGTCGAGGAGCCATCCTCGAAACTATTCTTTCATCCAATAATTTCAAACGTGAAAAGATGGATCTTTTTGGTGCAACGATTGAAATACGCCAACCATCAGTGAAAGAACTTTTATCACTGGATGACGTAGAAGATCAAAAAGCACGTATTGTTCACCTTTTGATTAATCATGCATTTATGCCCGGTACGAATGAAAAGGTATTTGATAAGGCACATTTTGATAGTATCATGGAAATGCCTGGTGGGATGTGGATACGAGACCTTACTGAGAAGTTTGGGATTCTTGCAGGGCTTGATCAAGATGTGTCGGAAAAAAACTTAGAGGAAACCACCTTAGACAGTTAGTATTCTTCATTGCTAAAGAGCTTGGAAAATTTGCTTGGGAAGTAGAAGAGCTTCCAATGAAAGAACTTATGGATTGGCACTCTTACTACAAAATTCTTAACGAGGAAACTAAAAAAGCCCAAAAGAAGGCTGAAGAAAAAGCAAGGGCCACAAGTTCTAGAAGGAGATAGTGATGGCCAAGACTGACTTGGGCACACTTGAGTTAACGCTTAAGGCGAATACTAAGGGCCTTGATTCAATAGTCAAGGCCGTTGGTAATCTTACAAAATCTATGGACAATATGACCAAGAAGATTGATAGGTCTCTTGGTAAATTGGACTCATCTTATAAAAAATTAGCAAACAGTGCGAAGAACTCTGGCAGCACTATTATATCTTCAAGTAAGTCTGTTGGTGTTCAATTAGCAAGACAAGATAAAGCTGTTGAAGATAACATTAGGAAATTTGAACGTTTAAAACGTCAAGCAAGAGAGCTTGGTGGAAGTGGTG